CTCACTTATGTCGTGATCCCCACCCCAGATTAGTTCTGTCTTACAATGCCAACAGTTCATAACTTGTACCTATATCTGTTGTCTGTATCCACGAGACACAGACGGTTTTTAGTTCTCGTCAAGCCAACGTACATGGCTCGATGCTCATCGTCAGGATACTTACTGTCCACACATGCCTTGGTCGAACCCAAGAACACTGCACAGTTGTCATCCTCCCCTCCCTTCATTCCGTGAAAGGTAGAAAGCTTAATCCGTGGATCTCCTGTTATATCTTCCCCACGTCTTTCCAATGCTTGGATGTATCGCTTCTCACTGTCCCCGAACCTTGCCACATCCAAAGCGTCACGATCAATAGTTGCTGTCATGCCAAAGTCCTTGACAAGCCTATCGTAGGTCAGGAAACCTTCCGGGTCTGCTGCATCAAGCAGCCCTGCGGACCCACGCTTTACGACGGCCTTATCTCCTTGTTTCGGAACAAACTCATACAAGGATCTGATCGAAGGTAGCTCAACACCTTCCCCGGCCTGTAGTCGTCTCCATATCTGCGCTGCTTCTGCTGCTTTTTGATTCACGCTGCTCTTGCCCTTTACCGCAAACAAATGTCCCTCGAGCCATAGCTGCGATGCCCACTCTCGAACAAACGAATTGGTCCTAGCCATCAGGGTCCACGATCCTTGGCTTAGATCGAGATCGTATGGATTTAGTGCCCAGTCAATCCGTCCCTCGTTATCTGTTGGGTTGAAAATCTTTTCTCTTCGCGTCGATATACGCTTCACAACTTTCTGTGACAGATCGTGTACTAAGCTTGGCATTCGATAGCTCTGTGTAAGAACCCTGAAGTTATCTGATGCTCCCAGGAATCTCTTAACATCTACCCCTGTCCATCTGTGGATTGCCTGATCGTCATCCCCGGCAATCAATACACGCTTGGCATTCCTAGCAATCTCGAACACCATCTCCCATTGCAACGGTGTTAAATCCTGTGCCTCGTCAACAATAAACAGATCAAGGTGAGGCGGTTCTCCTATCTGTACATACTTTTCTATTAGATCTGCGAAATCAAATTTATTGGTGGCTGACTTATATGCCTGTAGCTCTGCCTCTACCTTCCGTAGTTGAAAGAAATGCAGAGAGTGGTTGGCTACTTCATTGAACTCTTTCTCGATACTAATCATGCGATATCGAGCTCTGTTCTCCATCTGAAGATACACGTCTCCACTGTCCAAGGCTGTAGGTATCAACATCCCATCGTCTGGACTCACGGCACTTGCACCTCGAAACTTCAGTCCGAGCTCTCGAGATAATACGTCCCAATCCTCCGGGCCTAGCATATCTCCAGTGCCTAATCCAAGTCCATTGAAGGCCCAAGAGTGCAGCGTCCTGAACCATGGCAGATCTTTTCGATCTACATTGAACTTAATACAGGCTCGAGACACGGCTTCTTGAATAGCTTTCCGTGTAAACGAAACATAACCAATACGGTCAGGCGGTGTGCCGAGGCGCATAGCTTCCTCGATCTCCTCCATCAACGTGTAGGTTTTTCCGCAGCCCGGGGGACCAAAGATAATTTCAGCGTTGGGTATCATTCCTGTACCCCTCGAGGTCTGCTGTCTAACCAGTCAATAACCTCGTCTTCTTTCCAACGGCTTGCGCTGCGCTTGCCGTCATCCTGTCCAAGAACGACAGGCTCGGGAAACTCTCCCTCGTTTACCCATTTATAAATGGTTGATCTCGAGACGTTCAGCCACTCTGAAACCTCTCCGACCTTTAAGAGCTTAGAACGGGACTTCATACTTATCCTCCTTTACGTCAATCTCTATGTCAGCGTCATCAAATGCAGGAACCCACCACACACGGATCGACGTATACTTACCGTCTTCACGTTTGATATTCCGTGTGCCGTGGCACTCCTCGTTATGATTCATTTGTTTAAGTTGATCTTGAACCTGTGCCCTCGTGTATTGTGTAAAGCTTCGGTTCTTCAGATATTCCATGAGAGCCTCGATACGGAACTTAGTCAGCCCCTTCTCGGTCCATGGTTTTCCAAGCTCCATCTCCTCTGGAGACATAGCTCGAATACGGCTTGTACAAAAATTTCTCAGGTGCTCACGGAACTGACCAGAGTATGTAAGTTCCTCCGAGACCGGGATTTTTGTAGCTGTCTGCATCATTCCGTTGATTGTTTTCTGCCATACCGATGGCTTCGGTACTGGTGGCATTGTGTCTAGCTGCTCCATACACGCACGTTGAAACAGCGTTGGATGTTGTAGTTGATCTGTTGATAGGACCAACCGACCACCATCGACGGTCATAAAATATAATCGAGGCTCCGACTGCATGATAGTAAGTCCATCTATTTTGGCTGCATCAGGAGCGTCCTCGCCTATGCCAAACTTTCTGGTACGACAGATGTCTTTGTTGCAGTGGTCCTTCAGTGGACACACATCACACTGGTAGAAATATTCTTTGCGCTCCAGAGATTTCTGTAGCTGCATAACCTCCGAGGCCGGGAGGGGTGGCTCACATAAGATACGATTGTATTCTTCGTGGTGAGACTTCCAATCGTCTGACCACTTCATCCGACAGTATACGCCCACCGCAAACATAAAAATGTTTCTGTTTTCTGTAACCTTGCCCAAGCTCGAGATCAATTCCAAGCAATACGCCCCATCACTGAAGTGTATCCGCTCACCACCGAAGTTCATCTCTGTCAACTCGGACATCGATACTCTGGTTTTCTCTGCTGCTTTTAGAAACTGATCCAATGTCATTGCTTCACACTTCTTATTGAAACAATACCGCATGGTTTCTTCTGCATTGTAATACGGTAGGTTGATAAAGTTTCCTAGATCTCCCCGGTCCTCGATAATCGTATCCTGTTTTGGAAACACCTCACAACCAGAGTGCCCTATGGCTGACGCCATCTCGGACAATAACTCACGGACCAGTGCCGCAGGTTCCCAGTGTTTCAAGAATAAAAATAAATGTGCACCGCCCGACTTCGATCTGCAATGGAGAAGGGGCAGCTTTAAATCCTGTATCTTTTTGTTCAGCGTCTTGTGATCGAGATCATAGATGTCGATATCCAAAGCACCAAACTTACACACATCACCAGAACGGATCGGTATCGAACCGATTCCCTGTTCGCCATTGATGTGGCCCTGTAATTTTTCTGCTGTCAACGTTTCTCGAATCACGAAACTTTTGGCATCTGCCTTGCCGTTTCTACCAATGCGCCCCACGTTCGTGGCACCGTGGCCTTTCTGTGATCCTTCGAAGACCGCCAACAATTGTTCTGCTGCTGACATAAGTTACTCCTGTTGAGGTTAAAGGGGAGGTGCAAGAGTGAGCAGTGTCACCTCCCCAAAGCTGCTTAGAACGGTATCGAATCGTCATCTTTCCGAGACTCGGAGGGAGTCTCTTCAGGAGCAGCTTTAACCTCACCCGCAGCCACGCTCTCACGGAACGCTTTGGCTTCGAGCAGCAGATCACGGTTCTTAACCAGATCTACTTTTTCAATTTGGTAGTTGGCCCATGAACCTTGGTCATTGCTTTCCTCGGTTGTGGTCAACTTCCACATGGTTGCGTACACAGGCGGAGTAATCATCTGCCCGGTCTTCGGGTGTTTGATTTTCTGCATAGCGATCTGTGTCTTCCAACGACGGCTAACTTTTAGCTGTGTTGATTTCATGTCAACAACGACAGGCTGAAATGCACCATCCTCGTCAACAACTAGACTGTAATGTTGATCCGACTTCACCAGTTCGTTACCGTTTGGCAATATCTCCTTCGCGCCTTGGCGCTGAGTCTTTTGGAGAATAGGATCGTTAGCAGCAATCTCCCCATGGAAACCACCGCCCTGTTCACGAGGTGTGAACTCCAGATACTTAGTAGTCTGGTAACATGGAAGTAACACCACGCCATCCTCACCATCCCAGTACTGATTAGATACTGTGTTGAACATATCCCCGGAAGATGCACCCTCGATAAACTCAGGCTTCTTCTTATTCAACTGTGGTGACAAGGCTTGCAGAACTCGCAAGAAAGGTATTTGCATCTCCGAGCTTTCGAAGACTGCACCGTCCCCTGCAAATTCTAGTATGTCGTCCATCACATCCGTTGATACAGATGTCTCTTTCTTTTTTGCTACAGCGTTTGCCATTATGCTTTCCTCCTGATTTGTGCTGCGTTAGCTATGAATGCCCCGAACATATCGAGGTCAATCGGTTTACCATCTGTCACACGTTCCTTAACAAACGCTTTTAGAGTAGATGGGTGTACATGAGTCTTGGTCTTCGGATCAAAACCCTTCTCTTGCAGGACACCAATTGCGTCCCCTGCCATATTGTCTTCGCCTTTGCCGAACGAACAAGTCACGTCGTTCTTGATAATGTCGTCCAAGCCATTGTCACGCAGCCAAGCGAATGCCTCATCCTTACGGTCTTTTGGGATAGATGCATGCACCATCATCTTTCTCTCGACAGTTAAACCATCGACATCCAGACGTTCAACGCCCATCTCATCCATAAGTGAGGGTATGTTTTCCACAGAGAGCTTGTGCTTCTCAGCTTTCAATGCTTTCATGTGGATCTCCGCATCCTCGATTTGCTTCTCGACGTTGCGAAGTGTGCGAACAAGATCACTGAGTTGCTTTCCTGTTCCCGAATCGACTTGAGCAAGTGCCTCGCTCTCATCGAAGTAGTCTTCAAATATATCAGTCATGATAAGTTTTTTCCTCTTCAGGGTTGAAATTTCGAACCAAACGGTCCATGTATTGGACTATATAGGGAGAACTAGATGGATTACAAGTACAAATTTAAAACAAAACCGTATAAACATCAAAAGACTGCTTTGGAGCTTGGTGGACAACGGAAGTCTTTTGGTTACTTCATGGAGATGGGGACAGGTAAATCAAAGGTCCTGATCGACAACATCGGCATGCTGCACATGCAGGGGGAGCTCGACTTTGCCCTGATCATTGCACCAAAAGGTGTGTATCGCAACTGGACCTCGAAAGAAATTCCAGAACATATGTCAGACGACGTACCTGTTCGTGTAATTCGGTGGGTCTCCGGGCCAAACAAAAAGCAGCAAGCAGAAATGCATTCGATCAAAGATAAGTTCGAGGGACTGACAGTGTTTGTTATGAACGTCGAAGCGTTCTCCTCGATCAAAGGTAAACAAGCCGGGGAGTGGTTGGGTCGTGCGTTTGGACATCGAGGTATGATTGCAATCGACGAATCAACGACCATCAAGAACCATCAAGCCAAACGCACCAAAGCTTTGACAAAGATTGCACAGGCATTCAAGTACAAAAGATTACTAACAGGGTCTCCCATTACAAAAAGTCCGCTTGACATTTTCTCTCAAGCAGAATTCCTACAAAAAGGACTGTTGAGATACGATTCTTTCTACGCATTCCAAGCTCGATACGCTGTGTTGCAACGCAGAACGATGGGCGCTCAGTCCTTTAATCAGGTTATGGGATTTAGAAACCTCGAAGAGCTAACAAGAATGATCGATGAGTTTTCGTATCGAGTCCTGAAAAAAGATTGTTTGGATCTACCAGAGAAATCATACACGGTCAGATATGTATCGACCACCAAAGAACAACTCGAGATGTACGAAAGTCTCAGGCGTCACGCCATGGTGCTGTTCGAGGATGGTGAGATGACATCTGCCCCGGCTGTTATCACACAGCTACTACGACTCCAACAAATTTTATCCGGGCATCTCAAGACGGACGAGGGTGAGATGGTTACCTTCCCATCGAAGCGCATGGACGCACTGGAAGAGATCCTCGAAGAGCACGACGGCAAGGCTATCATCTGGTCTAGATTCAGATACGATATCCAACAGATTGTAGAAATGATTAACAAGAAGTTTGGCCCGGGCGTGGCTGCTTCTTACTACGGTGACACCCCGGACGATGAACGGGTCAGGATCGTGCAAGACTTTCAATCGTCCTCGAACCTTCGGTTCTTTGTTGGCAACCCGGCAACCGCCGGGTACGGGCTAACATTGACGGAAGCTAATCTCGTGGTCTATTATGCTAATGACTTTAACCTCGAAACTCGGATGCAATCTGAGGATCGGGCACATAGGATTGGACAACACAACCCAGTGACCTATGTTGATCTGATAACCGAGGGGTCCATCGATGAGAAGATCGTCAAAGCACTTCGGGCCAAGATCGATATCGGTGCGAAGGTATTAGGAGAAGAGGCACGTCAATGGCTGACTATGACCCCAAAGAAATAACCAAGCTGCTCGAAGAGCGATGCACTGGTTACGCATCTGAGAAAACAACAGCAAAAGAAATTGCAGAGTTAACCGGGCTAGACATCGATGTCGCCCGGGCATTCTCTCGAGGATGGTCGCGCATGTCCGCTATAGATATTCGAGGATATCGCAAGGGACCTGACTGGGTAAATAAAAAATTCTTGCCTGAAAAATAATCTGTGGTAGTCTTGCACTACCTTACACTGCTTGCATTTATATATAAATGCACCTCAATAAACTATAGGGCCGCAGTATTCCTGCGGCCCATTTTTATTTTAGACTCTCTATTTCTTTCAGCAAACGATCAACTTGCTTTTGAAGAGCCTTAATTTTTCTTGAGTTGTCTGGTTTTTTGATGACAGGTGGGGCAGATCTCGTAGTCGTATCCACTCCACCCGACACCCCCCACCTTTTCCGGGCTGCGGCGTTCTCTTTCACCGCTGATTGTTCCATCAAACGTTTCAAGAGGTCTTCTCGATCCACCACGTTTATCCTTCCTAACAAAAACTAATTGGTGACGCTTGGCAGTATCGTATACAGCTTGCGAAGAAACACCTAAATGTTTTGCTGTCTCCGCAAGCGTGTATCCTTCACTGGCACACTTCTGATAATCTTTAACTGTGTACTTCCATTGCCTCATCTAATTCATTCTCCTCCATTCCATAGGTGAACGCATGCAACGTGTACGCCCACAGAGTAAGCGAAACACGCTTCTGATTTTCCGTGGACTTTATATCAGCTTTTACAATTTTACCAGACTTGTGTAACCTCGATAGTTCATCTCGAATATCTGCGGCTACACCATAGCTACTCCCCAACTCGTCACAAATCTGACGTGTTGTTATGGGAATCCAGTCTCCATTGTCGTCACACCACCCATCGAGGACATCAATTATTTTTTCCTCGAGCGTTGGTTCCTTGTTGACTTGTATAATGTTTTCGGGCGTAGTTGCCTCCAGAGAACCTATGAATTTACAAGACACAGCTTTGAAATCTGTCTTGTCTCTATGATCTGGGTGGTTTGGCACAATGATTAGCTCTACTGTGTCACCCACTTCAGGCACATAACCTTCCCGATAATTCTTCGGACTGATAAAAACTTTGGTTCCGTCTTCGATGAGCCCGAACGCTGCGCCCGGACCCTCCATGTATTTAGAGTAGATTACACTTACTACTCCTGCCGTTACTTTTTGCATT